TCAGCGTGCCAGCTTATCGTTAAGCATCAGCACCTGTTCGCCATTCATTTCTTCAATCCACGCACCGTAGACTTCATAAACCATTTGCGCGTTTTCATGCCCCATCTGGCTGGCTATGAAAGACGGGTTAGCGCCGGCAGATAAAAGCCAGCAGGCAAAAGTATGCCGCGTATGGTACGGATTCCGGCGGCGAATACCAGCACGTTTTACAGCTGCGTTGAATCTCGCACCGATGCTCGATAAAGAGTAGTAGGCTTTCTGTTCTCCTTTGCGCATCCGGGGTATGAAAACGAATCGCAGGCTTTGATGTTCCACTGCGCCATACTCGCGATGATTAAAGACAATTTCGGTTTTCGGCTGCAGCGCTGTTAGCTTTCGCTGTGCTTTCAAGGCTTCAGGCGCCGGCTCTAAAAGGGTTATAACCCGGTTACCTGCTTCGGTTTTTGGTGGGCCGAACATGCCCAAGGCATTAAGATTGCGCTGTATATGAGCCGTGCCTTTTTCCCAATCGATATCTTCCCAGGCAAGAGCTGCGAGCTCTCCGTGACGCACACCAGTGTAAACTGCGAACGTCCACATATTGAGGCTTTGCCCACGCTCGGATTCAGCAAGCAAACTAAACTCCTGCTTCGTTAAAGGATCCGGTTTTACTTTCCCTTTGTGTAGTTTCTTGATCCCTTCAAATGGTTTGCCACTGATAAAGCCAGATTTGTGTGCAAACCGAAGCAGGGAGCACAGTAGCGATATATAGTTGTTCACGGTAAAGCCCTGCGGTTAACCCCGTGGGGATTTTTTGCTTCTGGCGATTCATGAATTATTGAAGAGCTAGCGCTGTAACGGAAAAAATAAGCGATGCTTCGCCAGCTGCGAGCCTTTTAGTATCCATGGAAGAAGAAGCGAATCTTCAAACCGATAAACTTCAACACTGGCCAGACATAATGCTGGATTAAATATAGGACCGGTGGAACAACCAATGTCGCACCAGTTGCGCAGAGTGCGTATACCGCCGAGTCCTTTGCGATTAATGAATAATTTAGGTTAAGCGTTTCAAGACTAATTGCATTGGCTGTACTCGAACCTACAAATCCAGAGCCAAAAACAACCAGAAACACATAAAGTGATACTGTTATGAGCTTTAAAATTAACCGAATGTATTTCACGATGAACACCTGCTGATTGATGTCATCGTTTTACACAAATGCCATCTGTTTAGCTAGCTTATAGGTCGCTTGGTTCTAAATAATATCCTGTTCATTGCCTTACCCTCACATCGCCAGCCTGTCGCTGGCTTTTTAATTTCAGGCTCCAGGAACCATCATCGACACGCCTTCTTGTTAAATCGTCCCGACGGACTGACCCTTTACGGCGCTTCAGCCGGTAGCATCCTAAACGGCAGGCTGAATGCCTATAGTCCCGAGCAGTGGAACGCTATCGGCGTGCTGGCGGGCATCATCATCGCTGTACTGACGTATCTGACGAATCTCTATTTCAAGATCCGTGAAGACAACCGCCACAGCAGGAGCCGAGATGAACCCGACACTCCGAAATAAGCTGGTGGGCGCCGTTGTTGGCGGAGCCAGCGCAATCACTATTGCAGCTGTGATGCTGGGCAATGCGGATGGACTTGAAGGAAGACGCTATTACGCTTATCAAGACGTCGTTGGTGTCTGGACTGTTTACGATGGGCATACCGGCGCTGACATTCGCCGCGGTCACCGCTACACCGATAAAGAATGTGACGCTTTGCTGCAGTCTGATTTGCAACAAGTAGCAAACGCCATTGACCCGCTGATCAATGTTCACATCCCTGAGCCAACCCGCGCCGCGCTTTACTCTTTCACATACAACGTGGGAACCGGAGCATTTAGCAGATCGACGTTACTGAAAAAACTAAATGCCGGCGATGTTCCGGGTGCATGCAAAGAACTGCAGCGCTGGACGTATGCCGGTGGCAAACAGTGGAAGGGGCTTATCACCCGGCGAGAGATTGAGCGCGAAGTATGCGAGTGGGGCCAGAAATGAGTCGAATAACAGCCATCATCTGCGCTGCCGTTATCTGCCTGCTGATTTCCATGACATGGGCGGTTAACCACTACCGCAACAACGCCATCGCTTATAAAAACCAGCACGATAAAGCCACTGAGAAACTCAGCCTGACGAACGCCACCATCAAAGACATGCAGACCAGCCAGCGAGATGGCGCTGTGCTGGATGCCAAATACACCGGAGAACTGGCAGATGCCAAAGCTACTATTGATCAGCTTGAGCGCGATGTTGCTTCTGGCAAGCGTCGGCTGCAGCTCAACGCCAGATGTCCCGCGAACAGAGCGACCGGCACCGGCGGCATGGGCGATGCTTCCGGCCCCCGACTTAATTACTCCGCTGAACGGGATTATTTCACCCTCAGAGAACGAATCTTCACAGTGACGAAGCAAATCGGCTATTTGCAGGATTATATAAATAAGATGTGTAACTAGCAGAATGAGGCGGACGAATCCGTCCGCTATACGTTATTTGGACTCTGCACTAAGTGATTTCAAAGATTCATCATCTATTTGCTGGAGAATCTGGTCAATCTGTCCATTAAATCCTTTGAATTTGATGACTCTTTTTGTGATTTTCTTTCCCTCACCGTTTATGCCAAATGATACATTATCAGGGCTCGATTTTAAGCCAATACCTGCTGAACCTGAACCATCATAATATTCTTCGATTTCTACCTCATCAGCCACAAGTATCCTGCGAGCTATGGACAGTTCTTGTTGTACTTTTGCTTGAGCTTGAAGAACGGTTGACTGCAGCTCAGCCTTAAGTGCTTCCTCATTTAACTGCTGAGGTGTCTGATCATCATCTATCGATTTCTTACTAAAAGCTTCAACAGCTTTTTTGATGGCAATCTCAATAACCATACCGGCTGGGCCAGCTGTGTACAGACCAATCATTTCGTCTTCCTTCTTAAAATCTCATAAGGTGTATTGTCGACAAATCTATGGGGATTATGAATAAATTTATGCTGGCTGCAACCATCGTTACCAAAGCTATCACCGTTGGGATGGTAATCCTATAGGGCGGTTAAAAATTTCTGATTGTATGGCACACATCAAATCATGCTTACCTGCGGAATCTAGTAAACAAATTTAAGTACGTAATTAATTGTCTGCAGTAAGGTATGTGGAGGGGTTTGTTGAGGATTGAAGATCCTCCGATGATTTCGCTCAATAAACAAGTCATGGAATGATGATGCTTCAGTAACAATAATGGCTTCATTCTGAAAGCCTTTATCATTAAACTGGTCAGCAGTTATGTCTATTATCATTCCCTCGAACTCAAGCCAAGCATGACTCGCGCCATTTCCAATACTTGAGGTCGCTTCCTCTGAGTAGTGTGAGCCGCTTATGTAGTGTGTGGTTATTCCGAGTCGATTATATAAGACTACCTGCAAAACCTCAGATGTATCACCACAGCATCCGCATGGGAAATCGGCAATGCTAAAAGATGAGCAGGATTGGTGATCTGTTTTTTTACTACCCTCAAGGGCTTCTCTAACCTGCGTAGAAATGCTAATTATTTTATCTTTCATGGAAACCTCATTGCACACGTAAACTGGCGAGAATTGGTCACTCGCGAGCAACGTATCGATTTAAACTGTATAAACATATTGGATAAAGTCGGCTCATACAATTGAATTAAGTTATTACATTAAATAAACAATGCATTAAGGAGCGTTAACCCTGCAGCTAAGCATGTACACATGGTCAGGACATTCTTTGTAAGTTCTGGTTATTTGATAGAACTTCAACGTCTCACCTAAATAACGTTTATGGTTGTGAGAGTACCTTGCTGCACTGTTTCTTACCTGTTTGGACAAACTGGTTAATTTATCCTCGATAATGTAATTCAAACAATGAGGGCACTCTATGTATGAGCTGGTAGCTGAAGGCTTAGAAATCAGATTGGCTGTACTTTCACATAGGTAGCAAATAAACATATGTATATCTCCTTTTCTTGAGTTATCGGCATATCGAATCCGGACTTTAATACTTGGATAATTTCTATGATCAAACCGGACTGGGGCGTGCTTCAGCAACGGTTCCTGTCCGACCATGCCGCTACCGGCACCTCCCCAAAAGAATGGTGTAAAGCTCAGGGACTGAATTACGCGACTGCACGTCGACACATCAAAAAACCTTCTGCGCAAACTGCGCAAAAAAAATGCGCACTGCGCAGAAAGATAAAAGCGCAAATGAACTGGTGGATGATGATGGACTTACTGCTCAGCAGCGCTTATTTGTCGCGGAGTACCTGAAGGACAACAACGCCACTCGGGCTGCTAGCCGAGTTGGGTACAGCAAGAAAACCACGCGGGAGCAATCAAGTCGGCTGTTATCCAATGTTAAGGTTGCGCAGGCTATTGCGCGACAGCAGAAAGTCTCCATTGCGCGCACGCTTGGAAGTGCCGATGAAGTCCTCGCGCAGATGTGGCAGCTTGCTACATTCGATGCAAACCAGCTTTCGCAGTATCGTCGCGGTGCGTGTCGTTATTGTTGGGGCTTCGGTCATCACTACCAGTGGTGGGATGCAGTTGAGTTTGCACAACGTCTACAGCAAATTGAAATCGAACGTCGGCAACTGGAGGTTGAGAAACTCCGTAAAGAGTTGGCCGGTGATGGTGAGGACGATGAACCAACGCCAGTTGTAATCAATATCAACGTAGTGGATGCGAGGGCAGACGATGGGGATCAGCCCGACACTTAACATTCCTCAGGCGAGTTTCCTCGCGATGCAGCATAACTTCAAAGCCTACGTTGCTGGGTTCGGTTCCGGTAAGATATGGGTGGGTTGTGGCGGCATCTGTAAGGGGATGTGGGAGCATCCGAAGATTAACCAGGGTTACTTCGCGCCGACGTACCCGCAGATTCGCGACATCTTCTATCCGGTTCCATTTCTTTATGGCAAACGTCGAATAGGGGGAGCTACAATTTCTGCTGGGATTTATATTCAAGATAAGTTATAACGTATCTTTTATTTGATTCAATGGTTAATGATGATGGATCAGAATGCATTATTGATTGCACAAGCAATACTTTATTTAAAACAAAGCCCTGATGTCTTTAAAGACTATGTGCTTCCTATCTCCACTGCTTTTTTTTCAGCATTTGCTGGTGGCGTTTCGGCCTATTATTTTAATAGGCGCCAGGATAAAAACAAAGATGAAAAAGAGAACTTTAAGACTGCAAATAAAATTTTCCTCACCATGTTATCTGCTCAGAGTGCTTTAAAGGCGTTGAAATCTAATTATTGCCATATTACTGAAAGACATCCAGTTAGACGGGCTTTGATGATTCAGCCAATAGTCTTCAATGAAAAGAAAATAGATTTTGATATATCTAAGCTTTCTTTCATAAAAGATATCCCAACGGCCAATAAAACAATGCGTGAAAAGTTAACCACTAAAATCAACCAAAAACTACTAAGAAAAAAAACAGTTCATCCATCTTCGCTAGAGATAGAAACCTCTTGGAGGAATCTAAAAAGATTAAACACTTGCATCGCAAATTATAATGTGCTTATTGATTTATTTAAGAGTCGTGCGTCTCTCGATGAGAAATTAAGGGAGGAGTTAATTAAAATATCAATTAATAAAAATGATGTTACGGTTTTTAATCAAATTACAAGCACAATTGATCAGAAGTTATTGCAAAATTATTTGTATGAGACGGAATTAATCTTGGTTTTGATTGATCACTTTATTGTCGAGGTTGAGTCGTTCTCCGAAAAGTTCCCGCTCATTGCAGAAAGTAATATTGAACTTTCGTGTGTAGGAAGAGGAGTTAAGTTATTAAGAGCAATCCCGAATGAACAGTTTAATGATAAGGTCTTGTCAAGAATAATACCGGCTGATTATTTTTTGTTTTCGCTATATACAGGAATACCTATTCATAAACTCCACGATATGTTTACTTTTTATGGTGGGGATTAACACGCATTTTTTTTTCAATTTTTCTTGCAAGCCATCACTTGGTGGCTTTTTTATGGGCGCAATATGGCTACAGCTACCTCTATTAAAGGCCGCAAGGGCGGCAGTTCAAGTTCAAGAACTCCTGCAGAACAGTCGGACGATCTGCGGTCAGCAGCCAAGGCGAAAATCCTTCTCGCTTTGGGAGAGGGGGAGTTTGCTGGTGGTCTCACTGAGCGCGATATTTATCTCGATGGCACCGCACTTGAGAACGCAGATGGGTCACAGAACCTCAGCGGTGTGGCGTGGGAGTTTCGGCCAGGCACTCAGGCACAAAAATATATTCAAGGGATCCCGGGTACCGAAAACGAAATTAATGTGGGTACCGAAGTTTCCAGCACCACCTCATGGATGCGTACTTTTACCAATACCCGGCTTTCTGCGGTTCGTCTGCGTCTGCAATGGCCTTCTCTCTTCAAACAGGAGGACGATGGTGATCTGCTGGTGGTGGACAGCTCGCGCACAGCTGAGCATGGTGACATTGTCATCGCCGCGGTAAAGTGCCTGGACAAAATCTGGAAGGATGGTCACAGATACCAGAAGACAGGGATCATGCTTGGGGATTTTTTCAGCCAAGGTGTGGCACAGTTGAACCTGTTCGACGAGAACGCGCCGCGAGCCGGAAGCGAAAGGTTGATGGAGGTGCTGGATCACCTGAACGCGAAAAATGGGAAAGGTACACTCTACTTTGCCGGGCAGGGTATACAGCAGCAATGGCAGATGAAGCGTGAAATGTTATTGCCGCGGTATACAACCCAATTTTCAGATTTGTTAATCATTCAGTAATCCAAGCCCAACTAAATTTGTAGTTTGGAGTAAACAGACTCATAAAATAGTAATCGCATTTTTAATTGCTCTATTGAGATCATATATAGCCCCGAATTTAAACCCTTCCTTGTTAGAAAGACAGAATATTTCAAGCTTCTGGTTGAGGTAAATAAGCTTATTTTTTTCATTTATGGCAAATTGTTTTATATTGCTGATCTGATAATTGCTTCGCAAGAAAGAGCGAAATTGTTCTATGTCATTAACTTTCCATTCTTTCAAAATGCATCTCGTTAAGAATGGGGCACCAAGTACCTCAAGTGGTTTGTAATTTCCGAAAGGATCTAGTGATGTTAACAAATCAATATCGAACGATGCCCACCCATTAAATTCTATTTGTCTTTTAATGATGTGGAGTTTCTTTCTATTAATTAATCTTTGATAGCGAGTTTGTGAAATAAAGAACAGCAATTTGCTATCTTCAAATCCAGTATTTATATTATTTTTTCCATCAAGTTCGTATAGTTCAAAAGATTCTAAGATCTCGTTATCTGTGAAATTATTCAGAATTGAAGTAACTAACTTCAGCGTTAATATTGGTGATTTTGGTAGGTATTTATAGTTAATTAAATATTCGTAATTTTGGTATGCTCTAAACCAATTATAAAAATCACAATCTAACTCACGTAAAATTAAGCTGGTGAGGGTTTTATAAAATTCTTTTTCATTTACCTCATATAATTCTGGGCGAGTCGATGTCGCAATATCTCTCATAGTTACTGGTTTTGCTTCATGAAACAAAAGGTCTAATACATCCTGCAACGAAACTTGACCACTATAATATTTTTTAAGTTCAGAAGGTATTTTATAATTGTTCAGCGATGATAAGAGTCTTCTTTCAGAATCGTTAGATTTATCAGTTGATGACAAGAGAATGGAATCTTGTGCTGTAAGGAGTTCTTCAAGAGGGCGATTATGAATAAATAATAATATGAAGAAGGAGCAGATTGAATTTAAAATGGTTGTAGAAGGTATACTCCAAGATAGATGAGGATGCGATTCCATGTATTCATATATAGGTGTGATAGTGTTCAACATCCGTATAAAAATTCGGATGTTAACTATCTCGTTATTTGTTGCCATATCCTCAAATAGTTTTCTATCTTTTTGAGGGAAATGAGAAAGTCGTTCTTTTATAATATCCATCTCCAATATTTCTTGTGGGCATGGGTTATAATTAAGTGTTTCGGAAATTAGTTTTTCTTTATGTTCTATTTTTAATCTGGATTCAGAGGATGAGTTGGCAATAATAATGAAATCTAAATTTGAATCCGTTGCGGACATATAAAGCGTATGACAATATGTTAAAATTTCATTAGCTAACGATGTCTCGGATATTCGCTCAATGTCGTCCAGTATAAAAATACCTTCTAGCTTAGATAAAATATTCTCTCTTACGCTTGCACCTATTGAATTAAGCATGTTATTAATAACATTAGCGCTTGCAGGTGAACCGCTGGTAATACTACCAATCCCTGAGAAACTTTCTAGGCCTGATTGAAGTGTTTTTATGTCTTGAAGATAGTAACAATCTATAATTTTAGCTTTGAAGTCTGAAAGGGATTTAATGCCTAATAAGGAAATGTAAAAAAATACATTATTATGGTAATAATTAGGGAATCTATTTTTAATAAAATAAGTTTTTCCTGTCCCCCAGTTCCCATCAAGCAAAATTAAGCCATCCCTTTTTTGTGAAAGTAGATGTATCGTTTTTATAATGAGGTTGCTGTTAGAATATTCCAT